TTGGGCCGGGGGGGGGGGGGGGGGGGGGGGGTGGGGGGCGGCGGCTCCGGCTCGATGTTGTCGAGCGTGTGAGCGGCCAACACGGGCACATTGTCGATGGCCGCGGCCAGGATGAACTCATACCGGCCGGCCGTGCGGCTCGCGAAAATGGCCACGCGACCGTTTTCGAGCACAATAAATCGCGGCGCGGCCTCGGCCGGCCGAATCAGCCAGACGACCGCCGCGCCCTCCGGCGCGACGGCTCGCAGAATGACCAGATCGCCGGGCAACGAGTCGGCCGGCCCGTCGATCGATACGGCCGGCCCGGCGGCCCACGCGGCCGTCGCGATGCCGACGACCAACAACAGAGAGAGGATCGAGCGTTTCATGGGGCCTCCGAGGGAAAAAAGGTAAACGAGTCTCACCTCTCACCGCGAAGATCGCAAAGGACGCGAAGAATACGATTTACGATTGATGTCTCCGCGGTGAATCCGTCACGTCACCGATTGCGCCACCAGTTAATCAGGGCGATCACGGCCTCGACGATGGCGATGATGGTCAGCGGGTCGATTTTCGCATCGTCGGCCGCGTCGTCGCCGTAGCACGTCGCCACGCGATCACGCCACCCAACGGGCACGGCCGCGGCGGCCGACTCCATGGCCTCGTCGCCGATCGCTTCACGGTAGACGGCGTCCCAAATGGTCGAATCCTCGAGCACGCGACGGACGGCCAGCGCGGCCGCGTCGTCGATCGTCGTCGGCGTGAGCTTGGCCAGGGCCTGGGCGACCTCGATCACCTGAATCGCCCATCGTTGCACGGCGTCGCGGTCGCGCCAGTCGGGCAACGGGACGCAGTCCAGGATCTCCTTGCCGGCCGGGCCCAGCGCGCGGATGATTTTCAGGGCCGCCGAGAGATTCGTCAGGATTCCGGATCGAGAGTTCGCGGGCAGGGGAGTCTCGGTACTCATAATTTTCTCGCGTGAAACAGTGAAATGGTGAAACGGGTGTGCGACCTCAACAGCGCGTAGGATTGCACACCAAACCGTGAAGGAATATCCCCATCATGGGCTATTCGGTAATTTTCCGGCGCGACGGTGGCCGAGGGAGACGCGGACATTGCCGCGCGGTCGAACCTCGCGCGGGCCGACGCTTTTGCCGGCGGCCTCTGCGAGGTGTGCGTTTGTGAGTCGCTTGGCCTCTCCCGCAATTTCGGCTGTCGTGGGCAGCCAGGCGGCACCCATCAGCAGCACGCCTCGTCCGGCGGCTTCGGCCGCGACATGGTCGGCGATGATCCGCCGCGCCTCGTCGGGATCGCAACACGTCATGGCCGCAAGTTCGGCCAGCGGGACGCCCTGCTTGAAAAAACACAGCACGTCGGTTACGCGCTGGCGATTCGGCTCGGATAGCAGCTGGTACTCGTTGGGGAGAAGATACGATCGGCAGGATTCCGTTCTGGCCATGGTTCACTCCGTGAATTTCTGGTTGTCATTCCGTGAAAAGCTCCGCTTGGTTTTCGGGTTCGAGGGTGTCAGTCCGCGTCGATCAGGTGTTGGTGGGCTTGTTTCAATAGGTCTTTCATTTTTCACCTCATTCGGTTAAAGCCCCGGCCCGTGTGGCCAGCCGGTGCGATGGTTCGGGCGGCCATGCCCGCGTCGTGGTCAGTCCGGTATCACCGTGAACGAGGCGTCGATCTCGTCGGCGTCGAGATACTCAAACTCGCCGGCCTTGAGAATCAGTGTCGTGGACACCTCGCTACCACGGTTCATCCCCGCACGTGCGGGGAAGACTTCGCGAACCTTCTCGCTCAGCTTCATGATCTCGGTTCATCCCCGCACGTGCGGGGAAGACATCGGCCGTGTCGGTCTCCGGCGCCTCGCACTCTTGGCACGGCGACTCTTGCTCCGGCTCCATCGTCGCCATGTTCTCGTTGTCCATTTCTCGCTCGTCGCTCATGTCAGGATTCCTTTCGATTAGGGAGTATTCCGGGCTTCCGCAGTTTTCGCACGAACCGACGGTTACCCGGGTTTGATTGCACCTGTTGCATCGCAGCAGGTAGCTTGTCGTCAACGTCATGGATCGACTCCACGGTGATTCGGATGATGGTTTGGGGGAGTTGCCCGCCGGCGGCGACGCGCTTGTGGAGGCGCTGGTCAGACACAACCGCGTCGTCGGGCCACGCCAACTCATTGAGCGCATCCATCACCGACTTCGCCACGTTGTCGGCGTCCGGTTTGGCGCGATGTCGCCGCGCTGGGTTTGGCAGGGTTTTGCGTGTGATGCACGCCGGGCGGTGGAAGATGCACCACACCTCCAGCGTCACGGCGTCGTCGTCGCCGATGTCCAGCGCGCCGCACTGGGAAGCCTCCCGATAGGCGGCTTGGATCGCGGCCTTGTAGGCGTTCACGGGATGCTTGGCCGGCGTGTAGTGCTGAATGAACTGCTTGCCGCCCGGCTTGCCGACGATCCGCGCTCGCTCGCGTGGCCGGGCCACGGGTTCTCCGAGTACGCTGAACGTGATGCTACGCAGCGCGGCACCTGGCCGGCACGTCGCGGCCACCGGCTTGCCGTTTATCCTCGCGCGAGCGATCATCTCCTCGCTCCAGCCCATGCGTCGGAGTTGTTCGGTTACGGAGTTACCCATGGTTAATCCTTCCCTCACGTCGATTTCAATTTGATTCACTCGCTCGTCGTCCGTCTCGATCCATGTCGTCGGGCCACCGATGTGGCCGAGTTTGCCACGGTGGAACACCGGCACGAATCGGCGGGGTGGGCCTTCGCGTATCATGCCACGACCTCACGCTTGGTTTGAGCCAACAGTTCGTCGAGATCGCCACAGTCGGCCGCCACGTTCTCGCGGAGCACCTTGCGAAAATACCCGACCGGGTTCGCGATCGGCTTGGTCGACCGCTTGACGGCCTCGATCGCGTCGATCACCGCGTCCTCGGAGATCAGCCCCTCGTTGAGCAGCCGGGCCACGCCGAGCAGAAACGGCCGGTCTGTCTCGGCGTACTGGAGATGCCCCCGGAATAGGCGGGCTGCGGTGGCCCGGCCGTCGCCCTTGGTAGCGCAACCATTAGCGTTATTCTTGCCTTCAAGCAAGGAAACAATCTCTTTATGGTCAACACTTGATACTGATACATGATGTTTGATAGGCGGGGACAGTACCCCTTCCGGTCCCTCGTCGTGTCCCGGTCCCGTCCCTTGTCCTGTCCCCATCTTGTCCCCTTGCTGTCCCCGTTCGTGTCCCCGGCTGCGTCCCTTGTCTTTCCGTTGGTTCGCCTTCTTAATCGCTGCCTTCATCCTCTTTCTGGCGGACTCCCCGAACCGCTCCGAGAAGTGGGGTATCGTCGCGCCGCGTTCGTCCAGCACAAGCCAACCGACCTTGACAACAGCAAGCCAGAGGGCCTCGTCGCCACCACATTGCTGAGCCAGGGCACGCGGACCCGCGAACGGAATGAAGCCGTCGATGGTCTGTCGATCGGCTAGTCTCCAGAGCCGAATCAGCCGGGCCACAATCAGGTCGATCTCCACGCCCGTCTGTTCATGGATTCCCATCACCTCGGGTTTCTCGAAAATCTCGTGGTCAATGAGGATGTAGTCACCAGCCATGTTCGGCCTCCATGCTGTCAATTCGTGATTTCCGTCAACACTCGTTCGATCGTCGCTAAGGATGATTGCAATCGGTCTCGCGTGCGAGTTAGGTCAGGAACCGGGTTACATTGCGGCATCGCGAGCGCGGCCTTCACGGCGATGCCAATATCACCAGCGTCCCATCGGCTGCCGATCTTAACGCCAGAACTTTCCTCGAACAGCGTGATGGCTTCCGTTAGGTCCGTAAGGCGGCGAGAAGCAGACTCGGTCGCGTCTCGCTTTCCGGCTTCGTAGCCGGCGTCTCGCGCGGTGGCAACGCGATGCTTCCATTCAGTGGTCGAATTGCGCGGCACCATCGCCTTGGTTGCGGCCCGTAAAACCGCCGCCACGAAGTCCACGCCCGGCGCAACTGGCTCAAGAGGCGGTGCTTGAACGACTATTTTCGCCGTCTTTTCCCGGCATTCGATCAAGCCCCATGTCGGAGGAAGCTCCGTGCGGACGACTATTTCCGGCGGTGTCGCAATGTACCAGTGGCGACAATAGCCCTGGATGTTGGACGACTTCGCGACGTCCTTGAGTTCGCGCAGCCAGTCCGACCGCGACACCTTAATTTCGACACCAGTGAAATAGATTCCGCGCGATGGCCAAATTGATACAGCCAAAGCGTCGGCCGTGCGGATTCGCCGCTTGTAGCCGGTCGTGTTGCGGACTTGCGGCAACAACAGCCATGGGCCAGGCTGGAACACGGTCGATAGTGTATTGAATAACTGGTTTTCCGTTGGCATCATGTGCCTCCGTGCTGTCAATCATCTAATTCCGTGCCCCTCGGCCCCTGCCAGTCGATCACCGTCAATTGCCTCGGCCGCTTCGTCAACTCCATCTCACGCCACGCCAGAACGTCATCCACGGCCGCCGGGTCGAGGTCGTAGAGTTCCTCCACCGCGTCGAGCATGTCGCTGCTGCCCGCGTCCGCCGTGCGGATGATGGTGGTGAGTTCTTGCATCCGTGCTTCCATGATTTCCTATTGCTTCCGCCTCTCCTCACGCTCCAGCCTGACCGCCGGGTTGCGGTCAGAGAAATCACCGCCCTCATCGGGCGAATCGTCGAACAACCGCTTGCACCATGGGCAGGGGATTGGGTCAGTCATGGCGGCTGCCCTCCCTTCCAACCAGGTCTTCGAGTCGAGCAATAGCCCCCTTGAGTACGTCCCATCCGTCATCACCGCCGTGGTCTTTTTTCATGTCACACCGTCACTTTCTCGGGCGTCGCGCCCGGCCGGTACGCCTCCGCCGTCAACACCACGACCCGCAACTCCCGGGCCAGCGTGTCGATCGCCGTCCGATTGTCCGCGTCGAGCCCTTCCCACGCCTCTTGCGGCACAACGATCAGCCCGTGCTCGCCGACCTGCTCGGCCGCGATTCGCAGCGCCAAGGCCCACCGCTCGCCCTCGGAAAGTTCGCCAAACGGCGTGATCCCGCGGACGGTTTCCGTCACGAGCCGTCCGTCGACCACTGAGAGGTCTGGGCAGGCGACCAGCGAGGCAAGGGCCGTATCAACCGTCTCGGCGTCCTTGCGTAGACTTTCGCCGCGATGGGCTGACTGCAACGCCATGGTCTCCAGTTCCCGGCATCGACCGTTTACGCTCCGTTACTCCGTTCTCCGCGTGCGTTGCGAATCGCGGCCTTCCGCTTGTCGATCAGGTCCAAGACCAGGGCACGTTCCGCCGGCGGGAGCAATGCACCGTTCTTGCTCGTGGCCCAAAGCCGGTCCACGTCGATGAGCGAGGTCATGCCGGGAAGTTCCGCCTTGGCCGTTTCGATGTACGCCTCGACTTCCTCGGGTAGCCAGGGATTGTCGATCGGTTCGGATTGCGGCTCGCCGCCGAGTTCAGCCGCGAGACGATCGCTTGCGGTTACTTGTGATGGCGCGTCGATGGTGATGCTGTCTGGCGTTCCAAATTCCGCGTCATCGCTCATTTGGACCGCGTCGGTAAATGACTGGAATTCAGGAGTCTGTGGAATCCATTTAGCGAGTTCATGGACCGCCGACTTCGCCCACATCGCCTCGGGGTGGGTAGACCACGGAGAGTCGGATCGGTTTGCGGTTTTCGAGCAGGCCCTGCGACGCGCAATATCGCGGCGATTCAACACCACGAACTTATAGCCACCAGCACGGAATCGAACCATCGCCCAGGCGTAGACCAGCGGGCCGGGATCGTCTTCCGTGCAGGGCACATGGTCGAGGTCTTCGTGAAGACCATAACGAAAAACGAAGTGATCCTTCTGGTAAACAGCCTTCGCGGTGAATGAGTCAATCTGACCAGATCGATACGCAAGTTGCACGAGACCCTTGTACCCTGGCATCAGTTGACACTTCATCACGCCGGCGCGATTGTCCTTGAACGGCACTAGGTAGGCGTCGCGTCCATTTGGCTCTAATCCCAATTGCGAGGCGTTCAGGAGTGCCTCGTACACGCTCTCCGGTACGCACTCATATAGAGCGGGCGTCTTTACGGCCGCCGTCAAGGCAACGCGGACGATTCTATCTGGGTTCATGTGCTTCGGGAGGGCCGCCGCTAACCCGGCTTTTACGCCTGGTTTCGTCAAAAAGCCGCTCAACCTATCATATCCTTGTTTCGTAAGTGCCGTGCTCATTTCGTTTTGACCTTTCGTGCTGTGAGTCGAATCGACTCCTTGCGGTTGACTGTAAATGTTGAACCTGCGACGATCGTGCGGGCAAGTTCCCGCTCGCCGTCCGGTAGATAGCCGATGGCCTTGTCGCCCATGGCATGGAGCACGCGGGCTTGTAGTGCCGCTCGCTCTTTCTCCATGTCGCGAATCGCGGCTCCAAGTCGCTCGTATTCGGCCCACGCCTTGGCCGTTTCATCCGATAGCGGAATCGTGGCACCCTCGGTCACGCCGTACATCTGTCGCACGAGGTCCGGCGTCCTGCTGTGCGACCAGTCCGGCTCCGGTGGTTCGCCGGCGACGATCCGCTCCCACAACTCCGACTCCTTGGCGAGCATCCCGTCGATGAGACGGTCGTTGCGGTGTACCGTGTAGATGCGAAGCGTTCGCCCGTCGATCAGCACGGCCACGTCCTGGACCGCCGCGCCGACCACGAACATCTGCTGCTGGGCTTGGCAGACGTAATCGGCCGGGATGTCATCGGTGCCGGGTTCCCCCCACGACTTCGCTGTCCAGTGCGTCGTAGTTTTGGCGTCGATCGGCCGGCCGTCATCGTCGCGGAATCCATCGGGCGTGGCTCCAATGAATTGATGCGTCGGCGAAATGAACAGCCGTGCGTTCGGAATTACGGCAACGTCGATCCGTCGGGCGTACTCAGACAGCACGACAGGCTCCAAGAGCCTGCCGAGACGCATGGCGTCGTTGTCCTCGACCTCGGCAATCTCGCCGCGTTTGCGGAGGTAGATGTCAAGCGGCGTTGCGTAGGGCGATAGGCCGCACGCCGCCGCCGCCTCGCTCGCGCCAATGCAGTGCTTGCGTGCTTCATACCATTCCGGCGTCAGTGCCAGTGGTCCGGTCTGTTCTGCTATGCTCATCGCAGCACCGCCTCGACCAGGTCGAAAATGCCGCCCTCGACGAAAATGGCCCACACTGCCAGAACGGCCGCCGCCGCATACAGGATCACTCGCATGATTTCGTCCTCCCGAAATAGGGTTCGAGTTCCTCGAAAACCTCGTTCACTGTCCATCCTCGCGTTTTCATTTCGCCGAGCAGTTTGCCGAAGCGGTCGATCAGGTAGTGCCAATCGGCCGACCAGTCTCGCGGCTCGCGGTTCGACGGCTCGCGATTGTCGCGGTCGGGCACGGATGGGATTGCCACGCTCATTGGGTCGGGCCTTTCATGTTTCGGCCGACCAGTTCCGTGAGTCGCTGTCCATGCTTCTCCAGGTCGCCCTCGATATCATTGACCTTAATCCACGCCTTAATCGCGGCGGTGACTAAATCCTGTAGGCAGCCATCGAGCCGTAATTCGCCCTTGAATTCGGCTTCGATGCAGGACTTGAGCGCGTCGGCCACTTCGAGCATTGGATCATCGGATTGAAAATAGTGCCGTAACTCGAACGGCCTCACGACACGCGGCGGAGTGTGGCTAAAGTCCAGGTCATCTGGGGCCTCGCCGGGGAAGCCGGCATGGGGAATGGGTCGCTCAAACATCATCGGCGTGCTCGGCCAGGTCGAGACGTTCTTCTAGTTCGTAGAGGGTGAGGGTGTTGTCTTTCATGGGTTCCTCCCATTCGAGTCGGTGTTTTTCAGATTGGTAGAGGTCGGACATGGGGATTCCGTGGGTCATTTCTTCGCGACCATGAGGCTGTTGGCTCGCTCCCTAGCCGCCTCTCTCGCGAGAAACGCCAATGCGGTCCGCTTCTGAGTCTTCCGGTTGTAGATCATCTCGATCATGTCGAGATAGTTGTCGCGCGTTGCCTGCTTTGTAGCGAGACTCGGCATCGTGGCTAGCCGCTGCAAAAATGTCTGCGAATTGAACTCGGGAATCTTGGATACGCATGATATTGCGGACACGAAAAGCGGGTGCGTTGCGAACGGAATGCCAATTTCTTTCGTGGACATGACGAGGTACGCAACCCGGTTTGCGTGGTCTTGCGGTCCGAGTTTATAGGAGCCGTTTTTGACCCTTTTCGATTGGTTGGATGACGACGCACACTCCCCGGCGAGCAAGGACGCGGCCTGCCCGATGCCGATGCCAGTCTTTTCGCTGTAGTCGAGTACGGCTTGGTGGTCCGCCGACCCGACCCTCGCGTACGCCATGAGGTAATCCTTGAAGCTCCATGAAGGGTTTGACTTTTCCAGTTCCGGCAATGTGGCTTCGTCGTCGCACACAATGTACAAGACTGCGATTCCAAGGGCCTTCGCCGCGACAAAGCGGTGATGACCCGCCTTGATCTTGAGCCGTCCATCCGCACCGCGAACACAGTGGATCGGGTAAGCTTCAATCCATCCGTGCTTCTCGAATGACGCAATAAGCTGCTTGACTCTCTTTTGGGATATGTCCCGATTGAAGTCAGACAGGTCAAACAGGCCGTACTTCTTCGTAGCGTGAATAGCCGAACTCATGACATACTCCTTTGTGAGTTAATCCACTTTTCAACGTGACAAAACGCCTTTTCTCGTTCCGGGTCTTCCGGCGTAATTCGCTTCAGGTCTTCAATCGCCATGCGAGCAAACTGCATGGCTTCAACAACGGGATTGCGAACGATAGGGCGGCCTTCCGACCCGCTTGGTAACTTGCCGTTTTTGATTGCGGCTTGCATTTTCTTCGCTGGCAACGTCGCCGCCTTGACGACTTGGGATTTCGTCAGTCCGCTTTCGCCCATTAGTATCTTCTCCTTGGCGGGTGCCCCGCATGTTTCGGCGATGGTGTTGAGGGCCTTGTGAAACTTGGCATCGCGGTCTATCGTGCTTGCCCCAACACCGTGTTTTTTTGCCAGTTTCTTTCGTGTCGGTCCATCACTTACTTCCCCACCGTGGGGAAGTTGAGGGTGGCCAGGCGGTTTTTTCTCCCGCTCATACTCAGCCCCGCGAAGATCGGACAGCTGCTCTTCCGTCATGTTGCGTTGCCCACGAGCGTGCTGCTTGATCCAGGCTATCACGTCCTCGCGGCTCTCGAACTTGAGGGCCTTGGTCTTGAATGGGATGTCGAATCGGGTGCAAATTCGGTAGCGGTTGTGGCCGTCAAGAATTGTGTCTTCGTGGTTCGCCCATACGATGATTGGCTGTAAGCATCCTTGGGCGGTTATCCCGGTTTCCAGTAGATTGAATTGCTCTGCCGTAAGTGGTGGCAGTAGACCCTCGAATTCCTTGTCGATCGTCAGTTCTTGCATATGTGCATCCTTTCAGGAAAACCCTCGCGCCGCGCCGCATCCATGCGGCGCTGCTTGATGAGAGGTAGAGCCGCCGCTGCGATAACCTCTTGCTTGCGGGCCTTGCCGGAAAGGACCGCCGCTTTCGCCTCCGGCCCTGACGTTTTTTCGATCTTGTCGACGGCGTCGGCGAACTCCGCATCGCGGCGGATGGTGTTCTTGCTTACGCTGTACTCTTCGCCGAGACGTTCGGCGGTTCCAGAAAAAGATTGCCCATTTTGGGCAGTCTTTTCAGGGCCACGATCACCATGGGCCTTCTTCTCCGCCTGATATCGCTTCCCGCGAAGGTATGACTTCTGCGACTCCGTCAGATTCCGCCGGCCGAGCTGGTTGGCGATGATCCAGTTGACGGAATCGTCGCGGGTGGCCAGTTTGAGAGCCTTCGTCTTGAACGGCTTGTCCCACCGCGTGCAAATCTGGTAGCGGTTGTGGCCGTCGAGAATCGTGTCGGCGTGGTTCGCCCAGACGACAATCGGGTCACGGCACCCTTCGTCGATAATACTCTGTTCGAGCAGGTTGAATTCTTCTGGCGTCAACGCGGGACATAGTCCCTCGAACTCCGGGTCAATAGTCAGTTCCATCATGGGTTTCTCCGTTTGAATAAAAAAGCCCCCACGCCGCGCCGCATCCATGCGAAAATTGGCAAACGCGACGCGGGGGCGAGAAAAACACGGCCGACCCCGAAACCGCGCGGGGCAGGGAAGCAGCTCGGGGCCGGACCGTGGGGGACTGTCAGAAAAACCCGACGGCTCGCGAGGGTGTCACTCCTGCCTGCGCAGTCCTGCGCGAGATGCGAGCCGCCGGGGTGGATTGCTAGAGAGCAGGGCACCATCACGCGCCTTTCCGTTTGCGTGCCGAATGGTCGTGACACCGATGGGAGCCAGATTAGCGATTCGCCGATTGGTCGTCAATAGCAGTTTTTCCCTTTGGCAAAATAGCTTACAGTGATTACGGTTTTGCGTCAGACACGACCGGCGCAACAAAAAAGCCCGCTTTCGCGGGCTAGTGGCCAGACCGATTAGTCCGGCACGAGGTCGGCCACGTCGCAGCCGAGAGCGCGGGCGAGTTTCGGGAGCCAACTCACGTCGATTCCGCCGCCCGATTCCCAGCGGCTGATTCGATTCTGTTGTGAGCCAATCGCTTCGGCGAGTTCGACCTGGGTGAGGCCGGCGGCGAGGCGGGCGCGTTTGAGTTTTTGGGCGAAGTTCATTTTGCCATCCGTGAAAACCCCCAACCCCGCCGCGACGACGAGCCACGGCGAGGCGGGGGCGACTGGAGAGAATCGGTTAGTTGTCGTCACAGAGCACGGCGTCGGCGCAGTACAGATGTTCCGACTGATCGCTACGGTCGGAGTGGTCGGGATACTCCTGCCACGCTGAATCGTCGGCCTTGTTGGTTTCTATCGGCGAGTGTAGGCCGCCATCGAATTGGCCGAGTCCCTCACGCAGTGCATCGGCAGCCGATTCTGCCTCGACGTAGCCATGTTCCTCGGTGCGGCCATGGACCGCGTCGTAGATTCTGTAGCGTTTCATGTCTCGTCTCCCAGTCAGAGGTAATCGTCGAGGGCTACGTGCCCTCGCAACGATCCCGATTTCGCCCTCGGGATCACGGGCGGTTGGTTATGCGTGCTTGCGTGCCCACTTGGGGGAGGTCGTAGATTTGGTCCGCCTCGTCATCAGGTCGCCCCTGTCCTTGTGTCGCACGCCACAGAGCCACGATCCGTCGAGGAATCGGTAAGCCACTCGATACTCAGGACCGGCGACCCATCCGTTCTCGGTGACGCACTCGGTATAGGTGATGTAGTGCATCTGCTGATCCTCGGCATCGTAGTAGTGCCCATTGCGTGCAAATACCGGCTCAATCCCGTGCTTGTCCGGCCCGAGATAGCGGCCGCCAGCCTGACCACCAGCGAAATACTCCAGGTGGTCGTAGCCCTCGTGGCCAGTGCCGTCGCCCTCGGTCCAGCCAATGTGCGTCCAGTCGTCGAGGTCGTATGTCTCGTTCTCGTCGAGTGTGTAGCCGTGTTGTTTTTTCGCCATGATTCTCTCCCAGTCTATCCCGGTCCCGCCGGGTACGGTCGCGGGTCGTCCCGCTCAATGTGTGATATCGGTCCATTCGGTAACGCCCCGATCGACGCCGGTACATCGCTCGACCGCGAGCCACGCCAGCCTCTCCATGATGTCCGTCCATCCGACCGCGCGCATCTTGGCCAGCACGGTGCCGTCGAGGATCGGATTGATCGTGAGCCAGACGAGCGGTCCGATTTCGCGTGAGCGCGACGGATCGGGCATCATATCACGGTACAGGACGATTCGCGTGGCGCGGATCACGCCGTCGCGAATGATGTCGCCGGCGGACTCGATGTCGGTATAGTGGTAGAGCATCAGGCCACCGTCTCTCGGAGTCGCAGGGCCTCGGCGGCCAGGGCGGCGTCACGCAGCTCCCAGTGGCGCGGGCCGTCGTCATAGCTGCTCGTGCTGTACACGATCCGGTGTTCGTCGGCCGACAGCGACTCGCTGCCGCCGGCGCGGCCGGTGTACCGGACTGGGGTGAGGCTGGCCGGATCGGCGATGTCCTCGACGGCATTGCTGCTCTGCTGGACGATGTGGGTGATCTCGCGGAGTCGCGACTCGGCGGTCGCCTTGGCCTCGGCCGCTGCTTGGCGAGCTGCCTCCTGAGTGGTCGGCCGGACCGGGATCGCCGCGTAGTCGACGTACCAGCCCGATCCATCGCGATACGTGGACCATGCGTCCATGTCCTCGATCATGTCGTCGGTCACCAGCGTCATCTGGCCGACCTCGACGATCATCCACGGGCCGTCCTTCCGCGGGACAATCTCGCCCACCTCGGGCATCGCGCGGGCGACCTGCACTCGCCGGCCGTGACCGAGCGGGAGGATATAGGTCCGGCGGTCGCCGTCGCGACGCTCGCGGCCGGCGTCGGCCAGGAGTTGTTCGGCTGATTTCGTGGAGGCCAGCTTGCGTGCCGCCTCGGCTTTGGCGACTTCCTCGCGCTCGCGCGTCGCACGCGACGTCCGCGAGGCGATTTCGCGCTCGGCCGCGGCTTTGGCCTCGGCGGTGGCGAACACCCAGGCGCGTCGGGTCTCGTCCCAGACGCCGCCATTCTGGCGGACGATGGTGTTGTATTTTTTCGGCGGGCACAGCGTGTGCTCGCCGGCGGCCAGGCCCTCGCACTCGCGGACGATTCGCTCGGCGACGTCGGCCTTGGCGGTCCACCATGCTTTGCGGTCAGGATCCCACCTGCAGCCGGCCGCGCGGATTTGATCGCGGAATGGATAGGTATCGCCGGTCAGGTATCGTCGTCGCTTGTCGGTCTCGATTTTGATGGTCATGGTCGAGTCTCCTGTTAGCTCGTGGTTGCTTGCCCCTCACTGTTTCTTATTATACACTATCGGAATATCCACGCAAGAGATATTCCCAAAAATTCCCAAAATAATTTCCACCGGGGGGTATCCGCCAGAATCGCTCAGAATGGCCCAGGATTGGCCGATCGGCGGTTGACAGCCGCCGGGAGCGGTGGGTAGGGTGAGAGTGCGGGGCGTTAACGGGAGGGCGATATGAGCCGACAAGTTCAGACGATCGAATCTACCGGGAAACTCTGGAAGTTCCTCCAGCTAATCGGCGTGCTCGGCATCCTCGTTGGCGCCGGGTTTTTCTTTGTCGGGTTCGGCCTGCCCGGCGAACTCGGCGTGAATCAATCACTCATTGGAATCGTGGTTGGAGTTGTTGCGGTTCCAGTCTACGCGGTCGGTCGCGTCGGTGCGTGGTGGTTCCACGGGTGAGGGCTCGGCCCGCCGGATCATCTCCCCAAACACTGTATCGCTCGCACGAATCATCGCAGCCGGCCACGTCGAGGCTGGCCCGAGTGCCCGGTGGGTCGCCATGAAACAGTAGGCATCCTCGGGCACGGTCACGGTCCCGGCGGCCATCAGGTTCCGTCGCCGGTGTCGCCAGTGCAGCGGATGCACCATGTCGGTCGGCAGTTGATGCACGTTGGCTCGCGTCCGTCGAATCGTCCGGGCCAGTAGGTTCGGCCCCAGGGCCAATCGCGGCAACCGACAGCAGTGATTATTCAGCCTCGCCACCATGGCCCCGTAGTACGCCTTGATAAGCCGGCCGCCCGGGCGCGAGGCAATCAGGGCCGAACATTGCGAGCGGGTTGGCGGGCCGATTCGATAGGCCACGAAGTCGGCCTTGTCGAGATGCTGGTCGATCGGCCGCAAGTCGCGGAATACGATGCAGTCGGCGTCAACCCAGATTCCGCCGTAGGTTTTCAACAGCCACGCCCGAATAAAATCGCTCCGCAAATTCGGCAGTTGCTTCGCCAGCTTGTCGCCCGGCACGTCGCGGAAGTCGTACATCTCGCGCCACTGGCGGCGGGTGAGAATCTCGACGCCCGGAATGTTCCGACGCATCGTGTCGAGGCACAGCCCGATCCATGGTGGCATGGGGCCTTCCCAGTACGAAAAGACTCTAGGCGTGGTGGTCATGGTGGCACAACTGGGGGTCGATGAAGTCGATCGCGGCTTGTCGCGTTTCGGCCGGCACATCCAACCCAAGGAAGGCGATGAGCCGTTCCACGGTCCCGGCCGGATCAGCCAACAGGGCGTGGTAATCCACGCGGAGGATCGGGTTCGTGATGTCGGCCGCGTTGTCGTCGCGGGCCTCGATCATCGTTTCCGCCGTGCGTTTCGCGGCTTTCCACTTGCCGCCCCACTTCGCCATGCTCGCGTTGGATTCGCTGGGCGGTCGGTCGCAGAAGACAAACCGGACGCCGGGCCATGCTTCGCACATTTCGGTCATCATCAGGCACAACAGTGGATGCTTCGCACCGATCGTGGGCGAGTTGCCCGCTGACCTGCTCGCCGCCCACCGCCGCAACCCGGCGACTCGTTTCTCGTGGGGTTGTCGTTCCAGGCAACCCGGCTCGGTGAAGAACGAGCGGCACAACTCGCCGAGTGCCACGGCCTCGAACGTGCCCTTCGGGTTGCCCTTCATCGGACGGCGGAACCGCTCGCCCATCGACACGCCCAGGGTATGGAGAACACCAGCCACGCATGAGGTTCCAGACCGGAACGGGCCGACCACCGCAACTACCGGCTTGATGGCTTGCGGAATCGCTCGCTTGCCGGTGGTGGCCGAGTTGCGCCACCACCGGGCCGACGTGCTACCCGCGCCGACGTCGCTTCGCCCAGCACCCTGCCCAACGAGCCAATGGGCCACGGCGTAGGCGGGCGCGTCGTGCGTTTCGAGGAACACACCCAGCCGGTGATCGACGTGGTGTCGCGGCTTCCAGGTTTCCGATTGCGTGTCGCTCAGGAACTGGTACACGTCGCGGAGCGTTTGCCCGCGAAGGGCGTAGGCGTGGGTTCGCTGGACGTTAGCCGGCTTCAAAATGTACTCGCTGATCGGCGTCGGTGGCGTCGTCTTAAAATGCTGCCCGCCAAGGTACAGCATCCCCCAATCATCCGGCACTTCAGCCAGCGCGAGCGTAGCCTTGGCGGTGAAGTCATCGATGAACGCCGCGTCGTCTTCCAGGATCAACACCGATCCCACGCCCTCGTTCAGGCACCGTTCCATGATGGCCAGGTGGGATCGATAGCAGCCCCATGCGCCCGGTCCTTGGGTCCACCAGGGCGGCGGCGGGCAGCGTTGCCCATCGACGGCTGGGAATCGTTCGGGCGTGGGCCACGGCCACTCGGCGGGGACTCCGGCCGTGAACCGTTCCCAGCGATCCTCGCGGCGGTCGAGGTTGACGCAATAGACCCGCTCGAATAGCGAGCCGGGAAAGTTCTCCCATCGACAGATTGGACAGACTTCGGTAGCCATGCGGGCCTTGTTCCTGATTGCGAGTTTCTTTTCATTCACCGGACAACCACACACCGTGCAGCGTCCATCCCGATTCAGTCGGCACCCGGCGCACAGCAGAACGCGCAGATGGGTTTCGGCGTCGGTTCGCTTCGGGCGGCCAGCTTTCCAGTAGCGTTTGATTGCGTCTCGGTAGTTGGTCAGTTGCGTGGTCAGGGTTGGAAATGCTCTATGCAGACTGCATGTCCTAACCGGAGGGCACTCGGTGTTGTGTTTGGCTCGCCACTCAAAGTCACATACGGCACACCGCCAGACGCTTGGCGATTGTGAGACAAGATCAAACTGGCATCGGTCAATTCGCATAAACACGGGCCGTGCCCATATAGGGTCCACTGACTCGCGCAAGTTCGTCATCATAGTTGAGACAGTCGATGAGACTACCGTATGATTCAGACCAGCTTGCAATCAGCGTGGAAAATCCATCACTTGGGAATTGTGCCGTTCCGGCAGTCTCAACAATCCGAAGCACGGCTTCCGTTATTCCGCCCCCGTAATGGTAGAAGTCAAAAGTACCCCACAGCTTTCGCGGTGGAATGTGTGTGGTCCAACCGACAAGTGTCCAGAATGAGCACGGAAAGAGCTGACCGCCAATATACGATGCATCCAGGACGAAGGTTCCGAGTGACGGAAACACGGCCGTGACAGACAAGGGCTGCTTGCCGTCGTCGCACGCATCGCACCCGAGTAGATAATTAACTGATGAACTGCTTGACGATTCCGAAGAACTCGACGAGCCGCCCGACGAACTCGACGACCCGCTCGACGAACTCGACCCACAGCAGCACGCCCGATACTGTTCTTCCGTAACAAAAACCGGGTAGCCGTGTTCGCTTGGAAAGCTACCGTCGGGGTTGCGATAGAACGCCATGACTAACTCCCCGACGATTCATCGCCGCAAGTGAACGGCTTGACTTCTCGCCACTGCATGACGCCCTCGACCACGGCAAGCACCCACTCGCCCTCGTCGGACGGTGCCTCATGGATTACCCACCGGCCGCCCTCGCCGCTCGACGATGAGCCCGATTCGTCGGCCTCCCAGCGTAGAATGTCGTTGGTGGTTGTGCCGGGAGGCAGTATCACCTTTCCGCCCAACAAAACCAGCCCCCACCGATGCCCATTCCCATCTTCCTTCTCCGCCGCGTCCTTCCAGACGATCGGCACGCCCTCTCCGCCAGTGACAAGATGCGTCGTTTCTCCGTCGTCGATTCCAGCCGACGTGTCGTCCTCATTCGTCACGTCGAGCAACACGGGGACCAAGCCGGAAACGCAGACGCGAACGAACGCTCCAGTGCCGCAAATATCGAGCGCGACGCCGAACGCCGACGCGTGAGCATCGATATCTGGAGTGACGACCGAAAGCGGAGTCCGGTTCTTGAACTCAGTGAGATTATCAGTCGGCGTAATCAGCGGCCCTCCGATGCCGACAACGCTGTAGGCCGCCAAGTTGCCGCCAGTTTCATTCTTCGCGAGAAAGACGCCTTGGTCGTAATCCGTTCCGCCGACCGGACCGCCGCCCGTGCGAAACGCCGAACGCCACCACTGGAGCATATCGATCATTTCGTTGTAGGCCGACGCCGAGATTCTCGTTACCGGATCGCCCGCCCGCAATTTCTGATAGCGCGCCATGGTTCACGATCCAATTCCAAGGGTGGCGAAGTCAAAGGAATAGAGAACCGGAACCACGTCCACTTGCGAGGGAAGCTCCGTGGTCTTCTTCGCGTCGGCGTCTTCCTCGGACTGGTAGCGAACCCATAGGTAGTGCCAGCCCGGCTTGGACGTGACGGTGATATCGCCGACAGCGAGCGACGATTCATCGGGCGAGTATACGAAGTTGTAGGTCAGTTCCAATAGGTCTGGGTCGCGAGACGATTGACCGCCTTGCGCGCCGTCGAATCGAACTGTCCCGGCCCCGAAGCCGCGAAAGGTACCGCTGTTGATTTTGCCGGTGTTCGCGCCGAGGTATTGTGAATAGGCCCAGCCGTAGGAAGCGAGCAATAGCTGGTGCTTCTCTTGCCACTTGAACGCACGATCGGGAACGTCAACGCCCGCGACGCTCCCGTCGTCTTGCACGCCGATAGCTCGTTTGTGGTTCACGGCCGTCTTGCCGCCCGGGACGTAGCTCGTGGCGTTGCCAATGCCCTGCGTAACGTGCTTCGTCTCACCCGTCGTGTCGAACGTCCACGCAAACTCCCCGGCCGACGGTTCCTTTTTGTCGGGCGTCCCGTAGCGCACGTCAACGTGGTATGTGTCTGGCGTGATTTTTCGCAGTTCTACGTCGGTGCGAAACAGCGACAAGTGCAACGTCGCCGAATAGCCAAGTGCCAATGCCCGGGCCGTCGCGCCGTCGGACACGCCTGATAGCACATAACCGAGTGTCGCCGACTTGCGGCTGAGTTGTTCGCTGTTCGGTCGTGGTCCCCATTGAATACTCACGGCGACACCTCCAGAGCAAGCTCGTCAAGTTTGCGGTTCGTCTCGCGGCCCGTGATGACCAGCCGCTTGAGTTCCGTGACGATCGGGCCACCGGCGCCGAGGCCGCTCGCGGCCGAACCGGAGAACGTACCGACGATGCGAGACTTGACGCCTTCGCCGAATTTAGGAACGCCGCCGAAAGCTGGCCTTGTCCTGCCTTCTCGCTCTTGCCTCGCATAGTCGGCTGCTTGCCGAGCTTGAACGAGTGCCTTGTCGCGTTCACGTTCGGCCGCCTCGACTTCCGCCGCGCGTCGCTCCATATCGGCTTGCCTCGCCTTGGCGTTGGCGTTAATTTGGTCGGCGACTCCCGCGTTTAGGTCCGCTATATCCTGGTCTTTCGTGGACGCCATTCCCGTCATGGTCAACCCAACGTCGGCCGCCGAGGGTCCGCCCAACGCTTCCGACACGCCGCCGACGATTTGCTGGTAGAGAGGACTACTGTACAGCATCTTCTCCCATGACGCCCATGTCGTCTTCATAAATGTCAGCATCACCGTCCAGGAATCCTGCCATGCCGCGTAGAATGGCTCTATGATATTGAGTAGTGAATCGACCATGCGAGCCCATAGCAACTCAATGCTTTTCGTCACGACCTCGAAAGCAAGGTCCAGCTTGCCCGCCGTAAGTGCGTCGCTTATTCCTTGCCATGCTTTCGACGCATCGTCAACGAGCGTTCCGAATCCGGCGCGAACATCCCCGAGGTAATCCCATATCGCGTTGCCGACGGCTTTGATTGGCGCGGTGTTGCGAGCGAGGTAGGCGAGTCCGGCCGCCGCTCCGGCGAGCATGATCGTCGTGGACCCGAGGGCCGCCGCAATGCCGCCTATCGCAATACCCATGACGCCGAGCACCTTGCCGATGACGACAAGAGCAGCGCCGCCCACGACGAGCCCGGCGCTCAGTTTGGCGATTGTCTGAATCAACTGGCCGTTCTCACGCACCCATCGACTTACGGTCCCGACGATATTCGTGATGCTGTCGAGAAGACCCGACCCAGCCAGGGCAGAACCGATGTTGAAAAACACGGCCATCGTCGAACGCTTTAGGCGGTTCCATGCGTCTTGCATTTCGGCCGCCCGCTTCGCCTGCTCGGGTCCAACTGACAACCCGAGCTTGACTGCCTCTTCTCGCAAGCTGCGTATCTGCCCGACCATGGGCAATAACGCCGTTCCGCTTCTCGAGCCAAACACCTGCATTGCTCGTTGTGCTCGTTCGGTGGCGTCTGGAATCGTTGCCAATTCATCCATGACAGCCATGAACTCGGCTTCCGTTCCCTTGCCGGAACTGCCTAGCGTGTACTGCATGTATCGAATGGCCTTTTCAACAGCTTCGATACTCGATCCGCTTTGTTCGGCGGCGAAGCCGAGTTCGGAGAGGGCGTTGGTCGAGATGCCAGTGCGTGCCGCCATCTTGTCGAGTGCGTCACCCGCCTTGGCGAAATGCCGAATCGCGCCGACCAGGGGCGCGGTGATTGCGGCGCCCACGCCCATCATCTTTATTCCGACGGCCGACACACTCGCTCCGAACGCACGAAACTGTTGGCCGATCTTGGCGAAGTCGCGGGCGAGACGATTCGAGTCGGCGTAGACTTCGACGAACGCGCGGCCGGCTCTGACTCCTTGGGCTTTGGACATTTCAGGTTACTCCGTGTTTCGCCATGCCGCTCCATATCGCCGGGTTGTATGGCGCGACTTGTTCTTTCTGGTCGAATCCGCCGAGCAAACTAAACGGGTCCGGGTCGATCGGAGATTCGCCGTCATCCATCGCCATCGTCTGCCGAAACAGCATCGACTGCCAAAGCATCTTGGCCCACGCGCCGGCCGCCATCTGCGTCAGGGTTCGGAGGGTGTGGAGTCCGGGTTCGACTCCGGCGATTCCAGCGAGTTCGTGGCATCGCTCGATGACTCGCTCCGACCATTGCCGAGAATCCGCTCCACTTCCTTGTCGATCGTCGCCTCGAACGTCGGATCGCTCATCAGTTCCGCCAGGCGCTTCTGCTGTTTCAGCCGTACCCTCCGTGTCGCGTCGAGCACCTTTCGGTACGCTGGTCGGATCGACTTCTGGAAAAAATCAATGACGCCCTCCAGTAGTGCGTCGGACGCTGATTCAATCGCGTCAATGTCGAGAGCTTCGCCGAATGCCTCATCACTCACAGCCTGCGCGTCGGCCTGATCCTTGCAGAGACAGTACAGCACGTCCACGACGAAGATTGGATCCTCGAATTGCTCGGACACATCCTTGCTTTTCTCGGGCGATGCAAGGTCGAGCAGGTTGACGCCGAGCATAGACCGAACGCGCTTGATCGTCGTGACGTTCACGTCGAACGACCACGCCCGCCCGGTGGTATCGCGAAACGAACTCATGATTACTCCGTGACGTTCTGCATTCCGAGGATTTTCACGGTTCCGCCGCCCACGGAATTACCGCAACTGACGAGCACCTTTTCCGACGTGTTGCCGGCGAGTGGGCTGGTCGCGCCGCCCGACTGGTGGAACGATTGCGGCGTGACCGCTTCCAGTTCGATTGCGGCGACTTCGACGTCGCCGTCATCGACGAATAGAGCGTGGGCGCGTTGCGTGGCTTCCATGCCAATCAACACCAAGTCGTCGCCGTGGATTTCAATATCCATTTCGACGGGAGCGCAGACAACAACATCGGTGTCGTTTGCGGGGAACGCGTCGCCGCTTCCGCCGTCAAGCGTCACCTCGTCAACGGCAACAACTCCATCGACGTTGTATCGGATGCCTCCGTCCCAGAACACGTCCACTTTCCCGTTAGTGATTGAGTGTCCGTTGGTCAGTGTGCAAGCGGCCGTATCGTTGTCCGTTCGGACAAAATCACTCCCGGCCGTTCCAGCGGGCAAGGTCAGGCCGTAAGCAAACGCCGCGTCCGCCGTGACGGGCGACGTTCGGTTGATAGCCTCGCCGGCGGCTTGGACAACCACCGCATAGCTTCCATTTGGCATGTCACTTCTCCTTGTGAGATTGATTGATTGTTGTGTTGTCGATCAGGCGTTCAGCAGCGGAACGCGGAGCGACCGATTCGGGCTGAAGGTGAAGTCGAAGGTTTGCTCGCCTTTCAGCGGCCGACCGCTCGACATTTTGACATTGACGTCGCCGTCGTAGCCCTTGCCGCTCGAATGATCCTTGAGCCGCAAGGCAATCGGCGTACCGGCGCAGGCGGCGGCAACAAGTGCCGCGAGCGTCGTGTCGGTCGGGCTGTTCTTCATGGTCAACGTCGCCGAGAACTTGATCGTTGCGACACCTTCCGACTCGACGGGCGGCGCGGCCCCCGCGCCAGCAACGGTCGTGTCGCCCATTTGCGGATCGACATCGAGCGTGATATCGACTCGGTTCGTGATGAGTACCGCGGCCGTGTTTCCGGCCACGCCGTAGTAAGCGAGTCCCTCGAATCCCATCTTCATCGTGTGGGTTCCTTTCTGTTACACTTTGACACGTGCGGCATCACGCCACATCGCGGGTAGTTTTGGCTCGTCCTTTTTCAATGCCGGATTGGCGTAAGGACGGGCTTTGATATTCACGATTCGCCTTGCGACTATCTTTCGCTTGCGATAGGTGGCGATTTCGTTTCGCCCACCGAACTCAAGAACTCGCGGGGTGTCGCCCACCTTGGCATTGAGCCTTTCCGGGCCGATGACAACGCTTCTTGTTTGCGGGTCGAACGCAAAGAAGATGAACTTCTTGAGCAAGTCCGCTCCGTGTGACTTCGGAGGATTGCCGGGCTTAGACGACCCTTTCGCGCGGCGAATGCTACTTCGCATGGTGCGGCGAACGTACGCGCCGAACTTCGACAGCACCTTCACCGAGGCGGCGTCCATCATCGACGCGACCTTCGGCGAATCAAAAAACCACTTCGTCACGGCAAGCGTCTTGCCCGGGCCGGCTTTCCCGCCGCCGAGGATCTTCGAGACGTTCAGCGATTTCATCATGCCCATGGCTACACCTCCACATCAACAAGGAAGGTGAACGCCAGGACCGTCAGAAAGACTCGCCGTTCGTCGATATCCTCAACCGAGTAGATTGGTTCGTGTGATATCTCGGAGCACACGGCCCCATCGTTTTCACCGAGTCGCACGCGGTTCAGTTCCGCTCGAATCTCCTCGCACAAGTCGAGCATCGCGTCGATTTCGTCCGTCTCTTCCGACACAGGCCCCGAGAGCCGCTTGAACACGCCAACATGGATGACCATCTCGCGTGAATCGAACCCGGCGGACGATTCGCCTTCCGCGTCGGACGCCGGAACGACCTGCACTTGCACATCGGTATTGCTTTCCGTGTCGAATCGCGGAACGTAGGCGCGAATCGCCGTGAAGCCAATCGAAAAGGTGGCCGCGTTGAGCGCATCCCGGACGGCAATGGCCAGAGTTGTGAGCGGGTGTGTCATTGTGGCAGCCTCTTCGTGTGGATGCGAAGGACTTGCCGGCCGGAATCGGAAAAACGATAAGGCGGCATTGATGCCGGTGCGAGCACCTCGAAATGCTCGACCGGGGTTCCGTCCCCGTCGAGCACCGCCACCCGGTCACCTCGCTGCGGTATAACCGCAACGCCAGATAGCAAAAGCGTCGAAGCAGCGACGATGAAGTCACGGTCGGAGTATTCGACGCGAACGCCGTCCACGGTCTCGACGGAGAACTCCGTGCGACCGTAGGCGGCGCTGAGCGTGACCGTTTCGGCGTTCCGCGAGTAGACGATTGACCCGCCAGCCGCACTAGGCAGGCGACGATTGAGCATCGTGATTGCGCGGTCCATCATGGTTGTCATGTTGCGACCTCGGCTTTCGGTTCAAGCGAGGCACGGAACCGTCGGGCACTATCAACAATTCGCTCGTCGTGACACTGGTACTTGTCCCATCGATGTCCGCACGCAACGCAACACGCCGGGGCCTCGCCGCTCATCTTGTGTCCCGCGATGCTGGGAAGCATGTCGCGCCATCGCTGAGCGATGATTGGAAACGGCTCATGAAACACGTTGCCGAACGTGCTTTTGCCTTGCCAGTCATAGCAGCACAGATGCGTGTTGCCGTAGTTGTCGATGATGAACTCGACGAACGGACGAAAACACGGGGCCGACGCATCCGCCGGCGTGATTTGGTGGAGTCGGCCGTCGAGTTCCGGCTTGTCCATGTAGCGAAGATTGATTTTCTTCGCCAAAAGTCGTTCACGGCCTCGATAGCTTTGCTCGTTGTATCCACTTACGATGATTTGCTCGAATTGGGCGAACCGTTCGCATTCCTCGGGCATAAGCGTGCCGTTCGTCCAGAGAATGAACCGGGCTTGCGGTGCCTCGGCCTTGATCCGCTCCATTAGCGAGAACATGCGGTCGGCTTGCAGAAGCGGCTCGTTGTAGTAAATCCATCCGACGAATCCGGTAAAGCCAAGGTCACGATACGCTTGGACGGCAAGCCCTATGATCGTGTGGTCGTCCAGTTCGTGCGACGTATCGAGTCCCGCGTATCGCAACGGGCTGCGATTCGGGCACCTGTCGTGCTGGTCGGCAAGGTTACACTCCGTGCCCAACTCGAATTGCAGCATTTGCGTCAACGCGAGCGGCTTGGCTTCGAGTTCGGTTCGCCACTTGGCCGCCGTGTTTTCGTCGCCGTTTTTGAATTGCCCGAAGTCTTCGTAGTTCGGGAATTCGATTCCGCCCTTGTGCATGAATCGCACTTTGCGCGTGATCCACGTATTGTAAACGCCGGCTTCCCAGAGTTGCCGCGAGAAATGCCAGTCTTCCGATTCCTGTTGATGTTCCCACTTGCCTTCCTTGTTGCGGACAATCCTCTCCGGAAACTCGAAGAAATGACGCAGGCTTCCATCCTGGTTCGTTTCGTGAAAAAACGGATGGGATAGGTCGGCCACCCAGCAGCCCGTGTTGTGCAAGAGCACTTTGTCGGGATAGCCCGAGTCGGCTGCGTCGAATGTCTCGGGAAGTTGCGTCAACACTTCCTTCATCGTGAATCGGCGGAACGCGCCCCACGGGTCGTTCGGGTCGCCAATGCCGGTGGACGTGACGCCACGGAAGTCCTTGATGGGCGAAACGGCCGACACGACGGCCGCGCCTTTTTCGTCCATGATGTCGAGAAGAATGTCGAGCCAATGCTGGTTCGAGTCGGGTGAGATGTCGCCGTGCAACATGGCGAAGTGCGTAACCTTGCCCTCTTCGTAGAGATTGAGAGCGTCGGTCAAACAGAGGTTGAAGTCGATGACTCCAGAAAATCCCATGCCGCCGTTGTACGGATGGGCCGCGTGTTTCCGCGTCGAATTGATAACGCCGATCGTGGTTCCCCAGCAAAATTGTTTGCCGGGAATCGCGAGATAGACGTTATGGCGTTTTGCTTCATTGCTCATTGGTTGGTCCCGCAAAAAACGCCCACCGTGGCAGCGACGTTGCGGGTCGTCGCGCCACGGCAGGCTAACCTAGGTTCGATTACGACATGATTCCCGCAATGAGTCCGCCGTAGTAGGCGTTGGCGCCCTCGGAAACGAGGTACGCCGTGCCATTCGCCGCAAGTGTGACGGCATTGTTCGCGCCCGCGCCGTTGACCTGTTTGCCAGTTGGCGGGTAGACCTTCAGCGTCTTGTCGGTCGTCTGCGAAATGATGATGACCTGAGCACCATCGACGCACGACGGTAGGCGAACGCCTGCCGAGTTGTCGGCCAACGCAACGATATTGACGCCCTCAGACAGCGCTCCAGCGGTTGCCTGATTGGCACCGGCCGCGTTGACGGCGGCGACCGGAATGCGAGGCATCTTGCCGAGCGTGAGGCTCGCGGCGTTGGTCGCGATGGTGATCGCTCCTTTCGTCGCGCCCGCGCCCGAGTCGATGACAAGAGCACCGGCCGTGCCGTTGGTAGCGTCGCCGGCACCCGACCGGACCGTGACGGCACCGCCCGTTCCACCGACCGCTCCCGCCGCACCACCGATCAGACTGGCAGCGGCACCGTTGCTTGTGCCAGTTCCGCCGGCACCGCCGGTTACACTGACGGCACCGCCTGCCTCGTTGGCGTCGCCCGCGCCACCAGCGACGGCAACCGCACCACCGGCACCATCACTACCGGCGATACCAGTGATGTTGAGCGTCGCGTCGGTTCCCGTGATGTCATTCGCGCCGACGCTACCCGCGAGAGTCGCGGTCCGTTCAGCGGCGGTCAGCTTCACGCGAACGTAACTCGCGTTGTTGGTCGCGTTCGCCACGGCGAACCCCATCAGGTCGCCCGTGGCATTGTCGGCCGCACCGACAGCCGTGTCATCGGCGACCGGCGTTCCGGCCGGGTTCCAGTAGACCGATTCGCCGACCGTAAACGTGTCGGTGGTCTTCGGCACGTCGAAGACACCTTCGGTCGCGAGCGAGCCGAGAACGCCGTTCGCGATTGCTTGGGTGGCGACCAGCGGCGTTCCGCCGAAGTTCACCACATCGCCAGCCACCACATCGGCGGACGGCGTGTAGTCGATGGCATCACCACGCGAGGTGATGCGTTTGCTGGGCACTTGCGCCATGATTCATATTCCTTCTGAGGAAGTGGGTAATAGTGATCTGGTCCCGCAACCCAGAAACGACCGTAATGGTTAGGCTTGCGCCTCGACCGTCGCGCGGTATTCGCTCATGTCCACGCCGAAGTCGTGGTATCCGCGAAGTTGGATGCCGAGCGTCGAGAAGTCGGCGTCGGCCGATTCGACAACCGGCGTTTGCACGCCATTCAGGAAGCACACCACGGCGGAAGCCAGAATGGCCGGGTCGGCGCACATCCACCAGTTGGTGGCCGAGTAGCCCGTGTAATTGGAATTCTCCAACTGCGGAACCACGACCGGACGGAAGCGGTTCTGGTAAATGTTCGAGGTCGGGTACTTCGTGCTCGACGTCGTGTCGCGAATCTCGGTACTGTTGAAGTACTTTAGCGCCGTGGCTTCGAGCGACGGCGGCACGAGCACTTTCACCGGATTGAGGTTCAGCAATCCGCCGTCGGGCGCTGCCATCGAACGAAACGCCTTGACGGCTGTCGCGATTCCGGTATCGCCGAACGCCGAGCTCGTAACGAGGTTGCCACGAGTGGCCGTCCAGAACGCGGCACCATCAGCAGCGGCAAGCCAGACGGTCCAGAACAATTTCTCCATTGCCAGGGCGGCACCCAAGCCAAGACGACGACGCAAGTCGTCAAACGCACCCAGGTCGTCATTGATGATGTCTTTGCGGGTGAGCTGCATCATGCGGGCGTAAGTCCGCGCTTGCAGCGTGTACGACTCCTGTCCTGCCGTGCCGTGTTGAATCTCACCGCCGGCTCCGACCTCCTTGTATTCGAGGTCGGTAGTCAGACGGAAGGCGGTGATCTGCTTGAAGTCCGACACGGTTCGCGTGGAGGCGACTTCTCGCCACATTTGCGGGGCCGTCTCGAATCCAGAGAGCAAGAACTTGTGACCCAAGTTCGTGATCATGGTCGTGACGGAATGCACGGAGAACGCGGCCTTGAGCACGTCGCGTAAATTGCCGTCGGTGATCGACATGCGGCCGCCGTCGTATCCGTTCGCCATGGCCGCCTGCAAGAGCACTTCCTGCAAGCCGATCCCGCGAAATCGCTCCGATGCTTCGAGCACTTCAGGCTTGTAGTGCTTCTCAATGTCAGGAAGTCCGGCACTCTTGGCGAGGGCACATTGAATCACGTCGGGCGCGTTGTCTCGCGTCGAACCGTGAATCGCCGGTGCCTTCGGGCGTTCGGCTCGAATCAATTCGACGTTGGCCTCGGCCTGAGCCTTGACCAACTCGACCTCCAGCCTTGTCGGTGCCCATTCCTCATTGAGGGCCGCGGCCTTGAGCGTGGCAGCCTTCTCTCCCGCCTTGGCTTGGATGCTGGCGAGCGTCGCGCCGTCGATTTTCCCGGCGTACTTCGCGGCTTCGGCTTGCACGTTGGCGACGTGCTTTTCGTAGGCAAGCACGCAACCAGAGAGATCAAACGAGGGCTTCGCGGCGGCCGGCTCGACGATGCCGCTCGCCTTGACGGTCTTGGCGGATTCGGTATCAAACTTGGCTTTCAGCGCCGCCGTCTGCTGATCGGTCAATTCGGCCGCATCGAATCCGAGGGCCTCAACCCATTGGTCAAAATCCATCTTTCCTTCTCCTTGTGGATATGCGGCGCGTGCCGCTACTTTGGCGCTGGTCTTGCCGTCGGCAGCCATTGCCACGAATGACACTTCTCCAAGCGTCGCCTTGCGAGCGACGTAAACAGGCCCCTTGAACGTCTTGCCATTGACCTTGGTGGTCGTGGTTTCGTCGAAAAATTCCATCTTGTCTGGCCGCGCGCCGACCGACGCTTTCCAAGGGAAGCCCATGCCGGCGCTTTCGACGACTTGACTTGATTCCATGCTGGCACCGGAGACGATGCCCGAGAGGGTCAGTGATTGCGCGCCGACAGTCACATCATCCGCATGACCGACGATCTTTGACGTGTCGTGATCCATGAGGATCGGCAGCGGAGCAGCAGCCGACAGCCCGGCAAGGTCGATAACAACCGGCGCGCCGTAGTAGCCGACCACCATCGCGCCGCCCGTATAGGCCGTCATGGTGAATCGCTTCGGCTTGGACGCCTCTTCGCCCTCGGCGGCCTTGACCCACTCGATGCCCGTAACGTCCATGCGGAACGGGTGGCACTTGCGGGCTGCGTTGATTAGCTTGGCCTTTTCTCGCCGCTGGGATTGCTTGCTCATATCGTGAACCTCGCATGTCCATTGCCGTTAATGACGCGCTGGGCGAATGCCGCTTCGGCGCGTTCGGTTTCGTCCACGTCGCTTTGTTCCGCGCGATCCGGTCGCGTGCTGTCCGACACATCCACGCCGCCCGCGAGATTTGCGTCGAGAATGCGGCGTTTCATTTCATCCACGGATACGCCGTACTCGACGGCCATTTCGTCGAGGGCGTCTTCATAGTCAGCACCGTCTTCCGCATAGATTCGCCCGAGCGTCATGGTTCCCGTGGATAGAGCGATCTTGCGAGCGGTGGCTGTTTTGACAGGATCGTTGTGCGGTTTCCCTGGCCAGCCCCAAGCGTGCTTCGGAACGGAGTCCAATTCCGAATTCCAACCGAACTTCTCGCGAGCCTCGCGGAACCATGCCTCGAAGGTCGGCTCTACCACGTCGGCCTCACACTCTTGTTGCTCAATCCCGAGTGCGACGTAATAAGTCTGGTGGTCGAGTTGGCCGCCACTGTAGCTGTATCCGCTCGAATCGCATGCCGCGATGTTGTAGGGCATGTTCAGCGGTCGTGCCTCTTCGCAGAGGATGGACCGATTGAACATTTCGTAGGTGGTCGCCGGATGTTCGGCTTGCAGTTGCTTGATCGACGCGCCGGCCGGCGAAACGAGCATCGTCCGCTTTTCGATGGGCAGACTGGTAAACGGCGCGACTTCGTCATTGCCATCACTGGCTATTCCCATTTCGAGCACGGCCGAATAGTCGGCGGCCGTCTCGGCGGCGGCGACGGTAGCTTCCCGAAATCGCCGCGCGGTCGGAAACAAATTCAACGTTGCCGCCGTTTCGGGAACGCCGCGATGCTGTTCGGGTCGTTCGTCGAAAAACCAGTGGCAGACGAATGTGGCCGAGTATCGCGTGAACTTTTCGAGCGCGCCGGATGTGACCGTAGCTCCAGGGTGACGGTCCAGAATGTCGTAATAAAGCGGGTTCCCGTTTTCGTCGAACGTGATTCCGTCCACGTATCGCTCATCGTCCGTGCGAAACTGCGGAGACGTTAGGCGGTCGCACTCGACGGGCCGAAGATTGATCTTGACCGGATGCCGAATCCCCAGGTCGGTAATGATGACCGCGAGGGCTTCGCCGTCTCCCGTCTTGGCCCGGTTCAGTTGTCGCAACTTGCGAGCAAACTTTGCAGCCTTCGCCCATCGATTCCACTCGGATTCAACCATGGCATTGAATCCAGGCGAACCAGTTTTCATCATCAGCGTCGGCCCCTTGCCGATGACGTAATTCGCATGAGTCCGGTGCATGCCAGCCTTATGGCCATTGTTCGATCGTTCGTAGCGGTCGCGGTTCCGCAACTTCGTTCGTACGGCAAGCGAGTTCGATGCGTCTGCATTGAGTGCGTCGGCGCTGGCCCAAATGTTGATCGTCTCGCTTCCGTCGCCGGCCGCGTCATAGCGTCCACGCACCGTCTTCGCCTGTCGCACTTCAGGCACGGGCCTCGCTGTCGCGACGGAACGGAAGATCGACGTTACTCGGGAAAGGATGCTCACCCACAACCTCCGGGCTTCAGTTGCCGAAACGACAGGCCAAGGTGATTCTTCGACGCAGCCGCTTTCTTCGCGAGGTACTCGTCGGCGCGAATCAGCTTGTCGATGTCCATGGACGTAACGGACTGCCCATCAACAGAAACGGACTGGACGCCCTTGGCGGTCTCTTCAATCGCGTCTTGAATGGTTTCGTCGGCCATGGTTTTGCTTTCAAAAGTCGGGCGGGCGCAAACAAAAAGGCCATGCAACGATGCAGCCGCTGCATGGCCTCGTGTTTGCGCTGGGATTCGCCGTCGGGGATCAATCGACGACGCCGCCCGGTGATCTGGTTATGGTCGGATTATGCCATAGGTATCCTCGTTGGTCTTGAATAATCCATCGCGTTTCGCAAAATGTTCCCACATATAGGAAACTGATTACAGCTCTTTCGTCCTTCGCACGGTTCCGCAGTGCCGACAGACTCGATAACGGATAATGAAGCCGTCGTGTCGATCTGAATCGCGCACGTAAGAATCACGGCAGCCGCACCGCCGGCACTCGATGCCGAGCTTGCCGTCGTGCGAGCTTGCGTCGGCTTGGAGTTGTGCTGGGTGTGGTCGATTCTCTGGTAGCATCAGACCCTCCTCCCCGCCAGCGCCGCGAGTTGAGCGGCGGTCAGCCGTGTCGAGCTTCGCCCCTTCGGTCGATATCCCTTGCTCGCAATCTCCGGGAACTGCGCGCCGAGCATCGACGCGCCGACCGCACATCCGACCAGGTTATCCCAGTAGTGGTTATCGCTGTGCGGCATGAGCCACTCCCACACGTCGCGAGTCCGGCCCTTGGCGGTCGTCTCGACGGGAGCTTCCGATACGCAGTGGTCGGCGAACAGCGAGTGCTCGCGAGGATCGACGCCGAATAGCTCGATGCCGCCGGGCGTGCCAACTGGCAAGGCGAGCCGTGCCGCAACGCATGACTTCCACCAGTTCACGTCCACGGTGACCCATCGGTCGCCGCTGATTGGCTTGCCGATTCGCCAGCCGAGTCCCGTTCGCGTGCCAGGCTCTGGCTCGTACTCGTCGAATGTTTTTTGGGCAGGTCCGATGCCGTAGCCCTGCGCCGACATAAGCCGGACGCCGGACTCGGGATGTCGCCGCACGAACTGCTTGACCAGGGCGTTTTTTTCGCCCCAGCGAGCGTCAATGAGAATCATGCCCATGCGAAGATCGGCTCCATCTTCGCGGCGATACTGTGCGGCGAATAGCTGATCGGTAAGGCTCCGCAGTCCTGCAACAATCCAAGCGTCTTCATCCGATCCGGGCAGCATGTCGGCCATGGCGATCGGTGAATTGCTCTCCGCGAAGTACGACACGGGCTGCCTTGGATAAGTCCCGTAGTCGATCACCGAACCGTCGAATAGTTTTGACCACGAGCAGACGGTATAATACAAAACCCTCAAGTGAACGTCGATGTGGCATGAAATGAACTCCGCTTCCTTCGGCACGATACCGCGTGCCAGGTTGTTCGTTTTAGAGGCTATCCACACGGCGGTCAGCTTGAATTTTGTTTCGGCATTTAGCGGCTCGTTCTGGTATTCGGTCGATACCACGTCGAGCCCATCGTCTATCAGCACGTTGTAGATGTGCTGAATCGCAGAGACTTCAGCCGGTTCCGTGTAGCGATACTCCCAGGATATCTCACACCCTTCGTCGGCCTCGCCGCGTCGTTCGAGATACATCGCGGTGGCCTGCCTATGTGCCCGCTCCCTATCTCCGTGTATCTCCTTGTCATAGCCACGACGAACCGCCGCGTAGTCTTTCAGCCAGAACGTATCATGGGCTTTCGACCACGACTTTACGAACGCTATACGGTGGCCCTCCCATGCGGAATCGTCGAGCAGCTTTTCCATCATGTCTTGGCGGGCCATGACGGTTCCGTTGACGATCACGGAAAACGCTTTTTTATGACCGGCGGAATGAAGCCAACTACGCTTCAGAATGCGCAGATTCTTTTCGACTTGTAGAGGGCTGACCGCGCTGTCTTCGTCTTGCGGGTCGTCGATCAGAACGAAATCGGGCCGGACCTTTTTTCCGGTTTTCTTATTCTTGTAGCCGACGCCGCGAGGCTTCGTGAACGGCTTGACTTGAATGGCCGCGCCACAGCACTTCGCCCACTTCACGTCAACGGTTGGCAATACTATCAGTTCCGCCTGCCAGACTATGTTGGTGTGGGCTCCGCAAACAGTCTGACTCGCAGCACGCTGTGGCTTTCCGTCGAGCGAGGCTATCGGATAGCACGCCTCGGGGTAGTCTTCGGCGAGCAATTCATTGTCCGACAATTCGGCCTTGATGCTTGCCATGCTATGCGCGATGGCGTCTTTCGAGATACCGGCCATGACGGCGAACTGCTTATGCCCGTTGAGAATCGCCCACAGTATCGTATTCTCGGCAATGACCGTCTTGGCGAACTCACGATAGACCACGTTGGCGAGCCTGCCTCCGCGTAGCACGATTGATTGAATGGACTCGATGACGCGGCGGTGGTCGTCGGAAAATGGAGCGAGCCCGGTCGTCTGCGGAAAGTACGTCGTGAGAAACTCGAATAGACTCGCCTCGCATCTGGCGCGCCGCTCAGGGTTGACGATTGCAGGCAATTCGCCGATATCAGAGAGGGCCGCGTACTGCTCGCGCGACTTGCGAGCCATGAGGTCGCTATGGGCGCGGGCCGGGTCCACGTTCCCCTTGGCGAGTTTCTCGGCGAGCCTGATTTTCTTTTTCAGGTCGCGAAGTTTTTGCAGGTCGTCCAAAACAAAAAGCCCACGCAAGGGATGCGGCCCCCGCATGGGCTTGTTACGACTGATGCCAAAAGGGACTGGCCGGTCTCTCAGGGCGTCGCGGTTAAGTTGTGGTCGTGGTTAGGCGTCTTCTCCGGCTTTCGTGGCGAGGTTCAGTCCAATTACTTCCTTGTAGCTTTCCTTCCAGCGAATCAGTGGCCGATCTTTCAATGCGGTGTATATACCGAATATCGACTCCCGTGATTGCCCGCGCCGGATGCGCTCAATCTCTTGCGGGCTTGCGTCTGAGGCTCGCTCGCTGATACGGTTCATCTTCCCGATCCAAATTGAATCCGTGACGTGCGGAGACAGTTCATTGAACAGGCCGACCGCATCGGTTGCGTCGAGCAGGGGTTCGCAGCTTACGCTCGTGGCGTAGCCCTGCTTGTGGGCGAGTCGAAGACTGGCGAGTCGCTCTTCGTAGCACGGCGCTCCGGGCTCCCAATAGGCGAGTATACTTTCGTCGCGAGCACCAATCGTAAACCGAAATGTGACTTGTTCTCGCCAGAGCATCAGGTCGCGGCAAAGGGCCTCGATCACCGACAGATGCGGCTTGCTGACGATAAGCACATCATTGCCAGCAGCCAAGAGATTTCGGAGAACTTCGCGGCATGGGTCGAGGGTCTCGGGCGTGATGTCGTGGGTGGTCGGGAACATGACCCGCCCATCGAGTTTACGCCGGCGCTTGCGAACTTCGGAATACTTGACTCGCATCTCCGTCCAGTCGTCGGCCGACTCGATGCGGCTGAATCGAAGGGCCATTTGCCGAGCGTAGCAATACCGACAGGCGTGCGAGCATCCCGAAATGCAGTTGACCGAGTGGACAGCCCATTCCTTCGTGCCCGTGATTCGTGTAGACTTCACTTCAGACATGAGCGACCTCCTTAACAGGCTGCTTGTGTTTAGGCCGGGCCGAGGTTGCCGCCTCGCGTCCGGCCGCTTTGTTGGGGACCACGTGGACGCCGAGGTAGCGAGCCGACCCATCAGAGCGAGCCTCCACAGCTTCCGCTAATAGTATATCCGATTGGTAGACTTCCGCCAATAAGTAATCCGTGGCGAGAGCGTTAAGCTTCATGCCGATCGCGTTTGGAACGTCGATTTCTTTTAACCCAAGTGCCTCTTTTGCCACCTTTAGCAGGGGCGACCCACCGATTGATACCTGCCCGACCGTAAGAAAAACCGTCGTCGGCTGGCTGATATTCGGCAGCATCGCCTCCCAGTGCTTCCACGGGCTGCCGTAGGTGTCCACGTCCACGACGTTTTGGGGCCATCCGGATTGAGCGAGTATCCGAGTCGAGTCGATCTTCAGCCTGCCCTTCTTCGGCTTCACGTCCACACCCCAATAGGTCGCGACCTCGAACTCTTTTCGGAGTTGGTTCCACAGCAGCCCGGAGCCTTGGCAACAATCCAAAACGTGAATCGGTCCATCGGCGTGATACTTCCGAAGGAAGTACCGCCGAAGATCGAGCTTCGCTTTCGGGTTGTGGTTGTCGGTCTTAACCATCGTTTGCCGTCGTCTCCAGAATCACGCCGTCGATTTCGCCGATAGCCTCGATGGTTTCCGCTATCTCGCCGAAATGAACCGTCGGGGTGCCGATCAAGGCCCATGTCATGGCGGGAGGTGGCTTGACGTCGAGTTGATTAAGTTTCGTCTCGCCGTCGGATTCCGTGTCGCCTAACATGCCTTGCAGCATCGCATCGACGGCTTCACTCTCAACCGTGATCGATTCGAGTAAATTCTCTAACGCTTCCCTGTTGGTTTCCGCCATTGCCGCCAGCGGATCGAGGGTGGCCAGCAGCTTCCGGGCTTCGTCCTGGTCCAGGTCAAGCACCAACACCGGAACGACTTGCTCCGGGTCCAGCGACTGGCGTAGGTGGCCATCCACAAGCTCCAGGGTGCCGTCAGGAAGCTCGCGGGCCAGGAGGGCGTCGGCATAACCGATCTCGGCGAGCACGCCCTGCATGGCCGCGACCTGGGCCGTGGGGTGCGTTCGCCAGTTGTCCGGGTTGGCGAATAGGTCGCCGGCTCGGACGTTGCGGAGTTCTTTGATTCGATTTTTGATGGGCGTGGTAGACATGGTAACATAAGTAAAGGGAGTTAGTATTTTACGCTGTTCCCTTGGCCCTCCGGGAAGGGGAAGCCGGGAAAGAACCTATGGAATTTCGCACGCTACACCGCCCAAATTCCCCAAATGTCCGGCAATTGATAAGGCGACGCCGATCCGGCTGGCACGATGAACTCGATCCATGGCCCCTGTCCCGCCCTCGCTTCGTACCGCACGCTGGGCAGTAGATTGGCCACCGATGCCACTCCGGCCTCATCGCTCACGACCGTTCTCGTTGCCGCTTGGTGTGCCGTGCCGGCCGACATGCTCGACTTGACTCGCACGCCGATTTCCACGCCCTCGATCGGCTGGCCGTCCGCGCACCGCGCGATCCAATACCCTGTCACGCTCCCCGGCTCGCTCGGCGTGATCGACACCGCCGACATGCTGTAAGTCTCATCCTCATCGCCGTCAACCACCAACGTCTCGGCGTCCATCGTGTACAGCGGCAACGTCGCACGAACCGTCCAGGTGCCGTTGTCGAGGGCAAACGTCGCAACACCCGAGGCATTCGTGGTTCCGAGGTACGATTCCGCGCCCTTCGTGACGCGCACCTTCACCGATTCGAGTGGATCGGTGCCGTCGTCGATCGTAATCGTCACCGCGTTCGCACCGGTGCCCGTGCCAACGTCCAACGCATTGACAGCCGCCAAAATCGCCTCTTGATTCTCTGCCGTCGCATCGCCACCACTACCAGCCTCAATCTCGCCAATCGCCGAATCGAGTCCCGCCAACTGGTCATCCAAATTGGCGTTCGTCATACCGAGTGCGCTGCGCACCGCCTCCGCGTCGAGTCCGACTTCAATCCCGTCAATCGCGGTCCCTAGCCCGCTGAGTTGCGTGTCCAAATCTGCGTTAGTCATACCGAGAGCTTCCCTTGCTCCGGCCGCATCGAGGAAACTGTCTTCGATCAATTCCACTGGCTGGTTGCCGACTTCCACGATGTTGACACCGTGGGCCGTGCCCGCTTCATCCGCATAGAACACGGGCATCGGCAAGTCGTCATGCGTGATGTACAACACGTACCCGTCGCAGTCGGCTTCGGTCTCCGTGATAACCAGATTCCACGTTGAGCCGTTGGCCTCGGGCGTATTCTCTACGGCCGCGAACGCCGCACCGTCTTTCGAGATCGTGATTGTCGGCGCGGTTCCAAGAGCAACGCCGAGCGAATCGACCAGCGGGATACGGACGGTGTGTTCAGCAGCTTTCGTGTACATCAGTCGGTTATCTCCCACGCGAAAGTCGCGGTCGTCGCGCCAGGGTCGGCGTCCACGTTAATCCTGAACGTCGTCGCGCCGATGTCGCTCACCCAGTAGTGGCTCGCATCGCCGAGGTTATTCGTCGCGGTCAGATGGATTCTCGCGGCCGACGGCGTAATTTCGAGTCCGTGCGTTACATCAACATAGGTCGCGCCGTTGTCCACCGTGGCCGTGCCGCTGTTGCTTGTCACGTAGTTGATGTTCTTCCGAACTACCGTAGCAGCCTGAACCGACAGCTTGGCCGTTTTCATGTCACCGAGGTAGTTCCGCTCAATCACGTTGCCGCTACACGTCGCGTTTTCCTTGATCGCGTAAGTCACGGTCTTGGTGGATTGGTCATCCAAGAATGTATTGCCGATAATCCTCGAATTGGTCGTGTTGTCCATTTCGAGGTGCGGGAAACTGCCCGATTGCGAGTTGTTTCGGAAGAAATTGTTGACGATTTGCAGCCGCGTGGGCGTGCGGTAGTACGTGCGGATGCCGCGCTCTCCGTTGCCTTGGAATCCGCAACCTTTAACAATCACATCATCATTGTAGAGTTGTAAACCTTCGTCGCCGTTGTCATTGAAATCGCAGCCAATGAGTTTGGTCGTACCTGGATGAACGGCTTCGGGGATGTCGCATTCAAGCTTCATCCCGTACAAAGCACAGCCGCTAAACGACGCGCCCATCGCCAGCATGTCAACCGTGCCTGCTCCCGCATGGCACCCGCCGCCCGTGCTCGAATCGCCATATCGTCCGCCGATAATCTGTGGTCGGATCGCCGAAGTCGTGAACGCGAGAGCCTCGTCTTTGTTGCCGAGCACGCGACAACCAATCAAGTGCAGATCGGTCGTACTGTCCGCGTAGATGCCGTACCCCGCCCCCGTCGTGTTGTCGATGATGATGAGCCCCGACAGCAGCACGGTATCAGCCGTCGCGATTACCAAGCCGCCGCCGTATCCGCTGTTTTGCAAAAGGCAGTCTTTGACGTTGCCGTTCTCGCAGACGCCAAGGCGAATCGCATACCCGTAAGTGTCGTGCGCCGTGACGTTGCGAAGCTGGAAGCCGTCCACCTTCTGTAGGTGGATGCCCGATGAGAACTCGACGTTATTGTTCGCCGAATTCCCTTCGAGGCAGAGGTCGCTAATCGTGATGTTCGCGTTACCCTCGGCGTGACTCGCGTTCTCGATGATCGAATCATCGACATCGTTCGCGAGCGTGAGGATGGTAGCCACGCCCGCACCCGACAACCAACACCCACTGGGCACGAGCACGGGAGAGCCTCCGGTGAATGTCCCGGCCGTCAGTCGCACGTGTCCGCCTGCTTCGAGAGCCTCGTTGATTTGTGCCTGATCGTTCGTGCCGTCGCACCGCAACTGAGCGCGAGCGCGAGCGTAGGCCGATGCATCGACCGCCGCAACAACCAGGTCGCTCATTCCGATCACGGGTGGGACGTAGATGCTACCGCTCATTCGCTCACCCTCCGCAGTCCCACCACACCGATAGAACCGAGTTCCACATCTTCGCCGCTCACCTTGCCAACGTCTACTTCATCGGTCGCCGGGTCGAACGTCGAAGGAACAACCCACGACGCGGGGAGGCAATCAACGTACCCGGTGATCGTGCTGAGCGTGCCGGGTAGCGTCGTTCCCGTGTCTTCTAGAATGTCCTGCAACACCTTGCCGACGGTGCCCGCCGTGTCGTGGTTGCCCGATAGCGCGCGATTAAGAATAGCATCGCGTGCGGCCGTTCCAATGGCCGAAAGCGTCAAGTCGTCGAGGTCCGGCAGGTTTTCAATGAGCTTGTCGATGATGGCCTGCTTGACCGCCTCGCCCGTGGCGTCGTCGGCTATCTCGGCTTCGATTGCGGCAACCAGGGCTGTGACTTGCTCGGCAGTCAGTGAGTACCCCGTCTTTCCGACATTCCAGTTGCCCTTACCGTCCAACGCACTCGCTGCAATCTTGGCCGCCGTAATCGCCCCGTCGCTCAGCACGTTGGCCGACGCTACAGCCGTGCCTCCCCATTTCGTGACGTTGACTTCCTGGTCGGCTGCAAGCGAATAGCCCGTCTTGCTCCCTGACGCCACCACAACTCCATCCGTGCCAGTGTCGAGTAGAATCGCATCCACCACCGTGTCCACCGCGTCGATCAGCGTCTTGAGTGCCGCGTTTCCGTGGGTGCCGCTGTTGGCGATTGCGTAGGCGTCGCCCGACTGTGCTGTGTGTGTGCCAGCCGCCAACGTGCCAACAATCCGAGACAGAAGCGTCGTGGTTCCGGCCGTGTCGGCTCCGGCATAGGTGCTCGTTCCGATCGACGCGGGCACCGTCACTCCGGCGGCTGCGGTTACGGTCTGCGTCTTGATCGTGTGAACGTCAACCTTCTGCGTATCGGGACAAATCACGATACCCGCCGTCGCCGATGCCGTTGTTACCACTGTCACGGCAATCGGTATGCAGTCCGCCTTGTAGGCCGTGACCGTAAACGCCGTGTAGTTCGTCTCGGCCTGCGTCGGCACGTAATGAACGATGCCCTCGACATAGGACGTGGTTCCTTCGCCAGCCGCCGCCGCGCCGCCTTCGGGCGTGACCTTAATCAGCACGTCGGACGTTTGGACCGCGCCGGTGGCGATGAGCACGACCGGGCCAACGGCGATTCTCGGCGGAGTGGCTGCGTTTCGTGGGTACATATCAGATCACTCCCGAGCCGATGGTTTGATGACGACGAATAGCCCAGGCCGCCTTGAACGCGGGAGGCGTGACGCCGCCAGACACCGCGAACAGTCGGCGTCGTGGCGGTTGGATCAGTCCCGAGAGCAGGACGTTCGACGGGTCGGCCAGTTGTTGGATTTCGGCGGGGGCGAGGGCGCGGTTGAATTTAAGAATATCCGCCAGCGAGCCGCCAAAATAATTAGACGGCGTTGAGCGATAGAGACAGCCGACGGCTGCATTAACCAATGTGATTGGCAGCGATGGAATTGCAACGGCCGCGCCTGTTGATTGTCCGTCGCCAAAACATTCCAAGTACCCATTATTGATTGTCATCGCTAGGTGGTGCCAATTGCCGTCGTTGAGGTATGCCGTCACCTGTTGGTTATTTACCGTCGAACTTGCGTCATTTCTAACACTGCCGCGCACGAGTCCCACTCCCAGACATAGACCAACAAACGCGGTGCTACCTCCCTCACTGATAATCCACTCGTCATTTCCGGTCTGTGTGGATTTCATCCACGCCGCAAACGTCAGATTTCCAGGACCGACAATGGATGATCCAGGGAGTAGCACGTAATCATTCGAATTGTCGAGGTCCAAGCCCCACCGCCCCAACTCCGGCACCCACATCCAATCGGTCGGCGGGTCCATGTTCGTGAGCGTGCCGTGATTGTTGAATCCGCTCGCGTCCGGATAAATCAACGAACCCGCCGCGCCGAAACCACCAAGCCCAGCAAATACCAGACCCTGCGACAGGCTGCTGTTGCGGTTGATCGTGAATTGTTCGGGACGTTCGAGCATCTAAGCGGCTTCCGTGGTTTGCTCGCTGTGGAGCGTGTACTTGAGCGTGCTGTTGTCGGCACCGAACGCTTGGCCCGTGCGGTTAACAACCTGCAATTTGAACTTGCACGGCGGAATCGGCAGATTCACCCGCACGGCGTAACGAGCCGTCACGGCCGCGTCGAACGGCATGACGCAGAGCATCTGCGGAATCGGGGCCGTTGCGTCGTTGTAATTCGTCCCATCGACACTCGGCAAAATGTTGATCTGTACGTACCCGCCCGCCGTTCGCGCGCCTTCTTGCGTGTAGACGTACAATTCGAGGTTCAGGTATTTCGCCTTGGCGGTGGCGTTATCAATTTCGTCCGACAGTGCCGCCGCCGTGTTTGCCAGGGCATCGAGGCCCGTCGTCATTAGCGTGACGACGCTCCCCATCGGCGACCAGAGATGATTGTATGTCGTCATGGGCTCAATACCTCAGTGCCACGGATTCGACAGCGGCTTGGATCACGCTATCGGCTAGCCCGGCAGTTGACTCGGCGTCCGCAATGGCCGGATCGAAACAGACTTCCCACGCCATGGCTCGCGCCTTGGCGGCCGGATCGGCAATCGCCTCGGGCCACCACTCGGCATTGATGCTGGCATTGCGACAGTAGATCGCGAATTTCGCCACGGCGACTTCGATGCGAGCTAGAAACGGCTCGTGCGTGGACATGCGGCGATTGTAAATGTCGAGGTAAGTCGCGGCCATGATCGGCCCTCCTGTGTTATCGTTTCCCGCGTCGGGGGTTATCGCGTGTTATGCTCAGAGCAGTGGCGAATCATGTTCTGTAGCGTCGTGTCGAGTTTCTCGCTGTCCTTGTGCCGCTGCTTTTCCCAGCCGTCCCACCGTTCACACAGCAGCCCGACCACGGAGGAATGTTCCTTGCGAATCGCGTCGAGCGAATCGCGTTGCTCTTTGATTTCGCCCCGCTGGCACTTCACCACCCAGAACAAAACGCCCAGCGCGCCGAACTGCGCGAGCGTCCCGAGTTCCGGCATCACCGGCGTGATCGTCTGCCCGACGACGAGCCCGAGGTAGCCGATCAATAGAGAAAACTTCATGGGTCCGTCCCTTCGGCCGCATCCATCACGGCCCGTTGTTACCGCCAGTGCCAAAAACAACACAACCCGCGCGGCGACCGAGAGGGTAGCCGCCGCGCGGGACGCAGTAAAATCATCGACGGCAACGCAGCAGACGCAACGGCGCGAGTGCCACGCGACCGACGCCGCGAACCAGACGACCGGAAGCAGAAACGGCACGTCGAGCCGGTTTTGCGGCGAGTATGCCACGCACCGGGGCGACGACTTTCGTTTCAGTGACCGTCACCGTTTCGACGACTTGCGTGTCGGACCAGACGACAGCCTCGGGGCACGCCGGACATTGCGCGTTTGCGGGCGAGCAGGCCAGCGTTGCGAGGAATAGCAGAGCGAGAATGGCGAGAGACTTCATGGGGTTCTCCTTGGATTGGTGGCCGTTGCGGCCGGTTACAATTAGAGCCACTCGGCGGTTCCGAAATCGGGAATCGTCCGCGCGGGGAATCCGTCGATGTCCGAGTAGTGGTAGATGTCGCCCGAGCCGATGAAATAACGCTCGTACACATCCTCCGGCACCAAGAACATTCCATGCGGCCAGGGGCCGTAAATGTCTTCCGGCCAGACGCGCGGCTGCTCGTTCCATTTGCTCCACGAATTGGCGATCATCCAAACGCAGACCGGATAGATTTCGCGGGTGTCGTCATAACCGACGGTCGCCATATCGTGGTTCCATCGACCAGACACGACGGCGATTCCCCGCGAGTCGCTCTTGGTGGAAAAGCCGATATTTTGGCCGGAATGCGCCGCGTAGCCGGCGGCCAGCAACGCCCGCGATTCGGCGGCCGTGCGCGGCGAGGCGAAGCGGCCGACTTTGTGCTCGTTACAGAGTTTTTGGACGGCGGCTGGCACGCCGGAGCGGCCCCAACCGATGCCGATGCTCGCGCGGTAGATCGACAGATCGACCACGCCGGGGTAGTTCAGCCGGCCCAGCGAGCCGACCTGGTTCACAAACCGCGCGGCCAACGCCGGCGACATGCCTTGGCCGGAGTGGCCCCGCGCGCCGTAGGTTGGTTCCGTCGCGCCGCGAACGTGGTATTCTTCCGGCTCGCCGCCGATCACGATTTCGACGGATCGGGATACGTCGCGAGCATTCCGGCAACCGTGGCTCGTACAGTCGCCCGTCGTTTGCGACTCTTGGCCGAACGCGCCGGGGTCGAATTTCTCTCGAGCTTTCCAGAGTAGCGCCCGTTTCCCTTCGCCCGTTTCGCGCAGCGCTTCGGCCGACGGCAGTTCGTTGAACAGCGTCGTCGCGCCACTAGCAAAACAGCGTTCGATTTCATCATCATCGTGCGGCGCGCCGGGCAGGCCGGCACGATAGGCGTCGAGCAACTGTCTCGGTGTTCGGTAACTCATCGGCTGGCCTCCCATGCGGCCCACGCAATCGCCGAGAGTGTGGCGGCGGCGGTGGCCCGGCGTTCGGGCGAGAGTTGCAGATTCTCCAGGCCGATCCGCGATTTGAGCACGGCCTCGATCGCCGGCGACGCGGCCGGGTAGTGGCCTAGAATTGTATCGCCGAATTCAGCCTTACCCTGTTCGACGATCGATCGGCGGATGCCGGCGACATCATCGGCGCCACCGGCGACGACGATCGACGAGGCCCGGGAAAACACGCCGGCGACTCGACGAAAATTTGCGACTGCGCCCTCCGATTCGCGCGATTCAGCCAGCGCGGCCGTCACCGGGGCCACGGCGGCCTGTAGCTCGGCCGTCGGCACGTCGTAGGGATTAGGCTCCGGCGGTGGAGGCGGGGGCGGTGGAGGGGGCGGCGGCTCCGGCTCGATGTTGTCGAGCGTGTGAGCGGCCAACACGGGCACATTGTCGATGGCCGCGGCCAGGATGAACTCATACCGGCCGGCCGTGCGGCTCGCGAAAATGGCCACGCGA